GTGGCCATTAGTAAAGTAGTGGCATTGGCGGAGTACTTCGGCTGTACGGTTGACCAAATTTTTTTGACTAGAAACTTGAATTAAAATCAAGTAAAAGGAGGGACAGTGCGCATGATTAGAAAAGTAATTTCGGTCGCTCAAATGTCGACCGTGCTCGGCGTTAGCCTAACAGCTATCCGAGAGGGAATCGCAAGAGACCGATTTCCGTTTGCATATGCCTGGCAGTCGCCAGGTAAGAAATCCCGTAGCTTTGTTATTGACAAAGAGGGGTTTAGAACATTCCTTGTCAATTCGCTAGGCTGGGATGTGAAAGTAGTTGATGCGGAGTTTAAATCCGCAGGAATTCATTAGGAGGAATTAATCATGACATGGATTGACGCAGGAATGCATTTAAGCTTTGCTACTGCTGCAGTAGCATCTATTTTATCAATGATGATGTTTTAGGAGAAATGAAATTATGAAAGCTATTCCAGTAAACGAAACAGCAATGGTCGCACATCTAAAAGCGATTGAATCCGAGCGCATCTTAAATCAAATCAGTGGGGATGTTATGAACGCCATCTATAGCTTGCAAACCATGATGAGTGCTTACGGCGCTGCAGGAGTTCGCATTATCGTTACGGTAGATAATATCACAGCTGAACGAATCGAGGAGGATGAATAATGGGCTATATGTTAGTGGGGACGTTCCTCGTTGCAGGCTCTATGGGGGCCTTAGAACTTGACCAAATAGGATACATGCAATTCCTCATTCAATCAATCATAGGTTTGGCTATATCCATGTATGGTTACAAAAAGGATATGGCGGAAGTCGATGCTGAAGATTTCGAAGATGTCACATACATCCTGCAAGTAAGAAAAAGCGGCGAATACTGCCGCAATCCATATTACAAATAGGAGGTGAAATATGAATTATATTGATGTGATTTGTGTGTTATTTATTCTCTTTGTGATGGCCGCTTACATTATGTTTTACGGCGGTCTGGTTTGGGTATTAATACGATGAGACGTCCGGCCCGAACATGTACTAAATGTGGAGTTAGGTTAATTCCATACACTCATAACTACATTTATGACGAGATAAATCGTAAGGCAATTAGAGTATGCAAACATTGCCACGATGAACATATTCGCCGTAAAAGTAAAAATGCTCGCACTCACGGCAATGAGTAACGAGCACAGATAAAAAATATCCTATGTAAATTATACCAGATAAGGAGATAAAATGCCTGAAATAAAAGCAATAAAACATAAAGCCACTGTAAATGCATTTGACTTTAATTTCTTTGCAGATAACAGGGGCAAACACGAATCATTACAAAAGGTAGCGATAGTGACTACAAATAGCTATATCAAGCTTTCAATGCCGGCTTACAGAAAGTTAAAAGGGCCTGAATATTTCAAGGTTGGTATAGATGTTAATAATAAAGTCATTTGTGTGGCGCCTGCGCTTGCAACAGAGCCATATGTAATTAAACCGACCGCGGTACAAATTAAAAAAAACACTATTTATATATCCAAAAGTCGCAGCGTAATTCGTAAACTCCAGGAAATTGGAATCCCTAAAATTGTTGAAGGGAAATTAGTGGATGATGAATTACTGTTTAAATTCTAAAGGAGAAACTATCATGGAAAATCAAAATATTTTAACAATTAAATTCAATGACACAGAAGATCTTGCACTTAAAATCGCAGAATGGAATGAAATTTTAAACCATCAATGCTGCGGTAGTTGCCATGATGAAAAGCACCCTGCTGAACAAGTAACAAAAGCAATGTGTGAAGCTGCACCTAAAGCAGAACCTGCTACAAAGCAGGAAAAACAGAAAACTCCAGAAATTACGGATGACGACCTTCCAGTACTTCCTCTTGACGCTGATCCGTCGCCTAAAGCAGAATCACAACTTCAGCCAGCCGTTCAAGAAAAGGTTAAATCTGAACCAGAACCTGAGCCTGCATTGGATGTAAGTGATGAACCTGTAGATAAAAAAGCCTTTTATAAAAAGTTCCGTGAATGGATGGGCGAAGATGGGGTAAAAGCCAAAAAAGCACTTGCAATTTTTAGCAAGCATGGTGTGGCTCGTCCATCTAGTGACGCTTTGACGGATGATCTTATCACCGATTTGAAATCTATCATGGCAGAAAAGGAGGCTTAATATGGCTAAACAACAATTTAAAAGCCAAGCAGATATATGTAAGAAGTCATTAGACATATTACATAAGGCCGTTGAAATGGACCCTGGTAACGCTGAGGAATACCAAGCTGGTATTGCTTACGCAGAAGGAGTTATGAAAGCATCCAATGCGATTGTAAAAGCCTTTGACGTGGTAGAGCCTCCTAAGGCAGCTACGCCTAAAGACAAAACGGAAGATGCTACAAAGGAAGAAAAGCCAAAGCGTACACGTAAGACTAAAACCGCTAAAGAATCTGCAGCTGCACATAGCAAACCAGCTGCAGATGAAACGCAACCAACGGTTGAGCCTAGTGTAGAAGAAAATTCGAACATCTTTGCCATGTTCGATGATTAAGGCAGTGGCGTTCTGTGGAAACTGTGTCAAGTTTATACATAAGTAAGATGTTCGATAGCATCATAATCGAAAAGGGTTATGATGCTTCGTATACCACAATCCATCACTGTGATTGTGGGCATACGTTCGGTGGTAGTTGGAATAGAAAATACAATATGGGAAGAGGATATTATACTGCAGCTAAGTACTATACTTGCCCAAACTGTGGCATTCATTCCAATCCATTTACGCATAAAGTTTTATTAGCCAACAGTGAACATGAAGTGGTCCCTGAAGAGATGCAGATTGACGTTCTAAGTTATAAGAACTTTATTGATTTACGAATACGATATAAAGGCATCCAGTTATATTGGGATGGTACATCAAAGGACGGCTCTTACAAAGAAATCTTGCGATTTGACTTTAAAAACAAACAGGCTATTTATATTGATAAATACAAAAATAAACATCCTTTGACGATTGATTATATCCGTGATCATGAAAGACCAATTATGATGGTGCTTAAATATATTGGCAAATCTTATGCGGTGCACGACGTTAATAAATCACGTTTGGCTCATTTATTTAAAGCATTGCGTCTCGAGTTTGAAAGGCGCTTAACAGAACTGTGTGGATATAAGGTAAAAGGTGTTTATATTCCGCATTCAATTGATGAATATGGAGGATATGGCCTTTCTATGTTGGTCAATATGGCTTTAAAACTTTCTGCCCCTGATATGCCGCCTATTACTAAGTTGATTAAAAGCAACATCAAATGGGGAGAGTTTTATTGGCGCTGTACAGCTTGTGATATTCCATTTAGTGATGAAATATTAACTATGACTAAAAAGGGAATAGGTTTTCTTGAAGCGTTACGGATTTACCACAAATCACCTAATAGTAAATTGTTACGCAGCATGATGGTTGAAGATCCTATGATTGTTAAACTATCCGATATGTTAGGTATATTTAAGGATGAAAACAACCGTAGAACAATATTAACTCTTAAGCGGAACAAAGATTCAGACAATGAATCTGCAAAAATATTTGATGCTAGCCATTTTGGCGAATGCATGGGGGTTAAATCTTCAAAAATCCGGAATATGTGGATTAGACTTTCTAAACGCTATGGGGAACGCAATTTATTAAGGTATCTGTTAAATGCTGAATCATCAGATGTTAAAGATACCGTTAATATGTATAGTCAAATAAATAGGGAATATATAGCTCAAGTTTGGAATACTAATTGCAAGTTAAAAGACTTTCATGATGTTGTAGTTAATGTTTACAACAAACAAGAGTACGGTGACGTAATGCTTCCGGAGGCTCCCCAGCTACAAGCTGACGTGAATGGGATGCACTTCATGGTCCCAAAAACAGCAGCCGATTTAATGACTGCAGGTAAACGGTTAAAAAATTGCGTTGGATCATACCGAGACAGAGTCATGAAAGGAACTACCGCAATAGTGCTAGTTACCGACGATGCTATGAAGCCCATTGCGTGCTTGGAATTGGCCAATAAGGGTAAGAAGAAAGGCCGTCAAATATTCGATTTAGTGCAGGCGAAACTCTTTGCTAATGAAAAACTTAAAATGAATGCTCAAATTAATTCGACGGTCATGCAATGGGCCAATCAATTACAGATTGAGCCGCATACCATCGATGTGGATGCCACTGTTGTATAGGAGAATGATATGAAACTCACAAAATTAGAATTACTAAATTTTAAAGGGCTAAAGTCCTTTGCCATAGATCTTAATGGCGATGTCGTAATCCGTGGCGATAATGCTACCGGTAAAACCACCGTGTTCGACTCTGTGTGTTGGCTGCTGTTCGGCAAAGATAGCCTAGATAGAGCTGATTTTGAAATCAAAACATTGGATGGTGGCGAGCCTATCCATAAAGTCAATCATGAAGTAACAGGCACCTTTACTTTAGACGAAGGTGGAACGATTGAACTCCAGCGTATTTATAGAGAGAAGTATTCATCTCCACGTGGCGGTGAAGTTACTTTAACAGGCCATACGACAGATTATTTTGTCGATGGTGTACCTAAGAAAGAAAAAGAATACAAGGAAATAGTTAATTCGCTTGTTGATGAAAGTATCTTTAAATTGATTACTAATCCTTTATACTTCAATGAAACCTACTCATGGCAAAATCGTCGCAAGCTATTACTTGAAATGTGTGGTGATATATCCGATGAAGATGTCATCGCAAGTCATGATGATTTAAAAGCGCTAACAGATATCTTATCCGGACGTAGTGTGGATGATCATCGAAAGGTAGTTGCATCTAAAAAAGCGACTATCAACAAAGAACTGGATATGCTGCCGGTTCGAATTGATGAGGCTCTACGAGGTAAACCTGAAGTAACTGCTGATCCGGAAGTGCTACGAATTAATATCGATACCTTGAATGCCGATATTGAAAAACTCGAAAACGATAAGGCTTTGTTGCAGAATGGACATTCTATTGTTGATAAGCGAGCAGAATTAAAAAATGTGCAGCGCAAGATAATGGCTCGTGAAACCGAACTGCAAATGGAATATAAGAAAAATCGCGCAATAAAATCTAATGAATATGATGCTGCTGTAGCTGAAATTAATCGTTTAACATCTAAGATTGAGGATACAAAACGCCGTATAGATGAATCCGCAGCAACAATCAATCTTATTCAAGGCTTAATTGGGGAATTAACTATTCAACGAAGTCAAATTAATGCAGAAACATTTGTTGCGGATATTGACGATCATTGTCCAGCCTGCGGTCAAAAACTTCCTGCAGAGCAAATTCAAGATGCTTATGCTAAGGCAGAAGCGAATTATAATCTCAAAAAGTCTAAGCAATTAGAAGAGATTGAACGCTCTATTGCTCTGAAGGAGCAGGATATTGAAGGCATCAAAAAGCGTGATGCTAATTTAGAGCCTATTGAAACGTTAGAGGCTCTTATTAAAGCAAAAGAATTCTTAAGGGGAACTATCGCTGAAGAGCTTGAGAAACTAACTGCACCAGTCCTTGATGATGATTCCGAGTATGCAAGTTTGAAAGCTGAGGAGTTTATGTTGCAAATGGCGATTGACGAAGATAACTCGGATCATTCGGAAGAAATTGCTGAACTCGAGATTAAAATATCAGCCAACAAAACAGAACGCATGAAGCTAGAACAGGAACTCAACAAGTTCGCTGAAATTAAGCGTATTGATATACGTGTGTCTGAACTCGAGGCAAAGCAAGCTGAATTATCCGAAGAAAAAATGAAACTGGATGAAGCCTCTTATCTGATGGATGAATTCATAAAAGCTAAAGTTAGTATGCTGGAAAAAAGTATTAATGCAAGGTTTAAATTGGCAAGATTCCGTATGTTTAACATCATGCTGAATGGCAACGTCGAAGAATGTTGCGAAACTACTTATAAAGGTGTTCCGTATCGAAGCATGAATAACGCAGCCCGCATTAATGCGGGCTTAGACATCATTAACGCATTAACTAGCTATTTCAAAGTTAGTGCTCCGGTGTTTATTGATAATGCCGAAGCGGTGACCGAGTTTGTTTCTGTAAATAGTCAAACAATTAAGCTCGTTGTTGATGAATCAGAACCACAATTAACTGTTGAGGAGGTTTAATTATGAACGAAATCACAAAAGTATTTAATAATCCTGAATTTGGTGAAATCAGAACCGTTGTTAAAGATAATGAAATTTATTTTGTTGGCAAGGATATTGCTGAATCATTGGGATATAAAGATACCGTAAATGCACTGAAAGCTCATGTTGATAGCGAAGATAAGCTGACATGGCAATTTGCCACCTCAGGTCAAAATCGAAACATGACCATTATTACGGAATCCGGAGTATATGCGTTAGTATTTGGATCTAAATTGCCACAGGCTAAACAATTTAAGCGTTGGGTTACGAGCGAAGTGCTTCCTGAACTTCGCAAAACTGGATCGTATTCTATGTCGATTCCTAAAACTCTACCGGAAGCTCTAAGAGCCTACGCTAATGAGGTGGAATCACACAATGCTACCAAAGCTATCGTTGCTCAACAGGAGCAGCAGATAGCCGAATTTAAACCAGTTAAGGATTACGTTGATAAAATCCTCTCAAGCAAATCCTGCTTAACCATTACACAAATTGCCGCTGACTACGGTCTAAGTGCCCAAGAATTAAATAAAATCTTGCATGAAGCTGGTCTACAGCGTAAGGTAGGGGATCAATGGATCCTCTACAAGCAGCATATGTCAAAAGGCTTCACTAAATCTGAAACCTTTACATTCTGCAGAAGTGATGGTCGCTTAGATTCTAAAATCACTACTAAATGGACGCAAAAGGGTCGTTTAGAAATTCATAATATTTTATCTAACTTAGATATCCACGCTGTATGCGAGGATGTGGCATAGGAGGTACGTAATGGGTGAAGTAACAAAAGCACAATCTCAAACACCATCGCTTAAAACTATGGTGTCTAGTGAGTCAGTAAAGAAACGTTTTAATGAAATCTTGGGTAAAAAATCAGCGGCCTTTGTGTCCAGTTTGATTTCTGTATCTAATAATAATGAACTTTTATCGAAAGCAGACCCTACTACAGTTATTACTGCAGGTGTGATGGCAGCTACTTTGGATCTTCCAATCAATCAAAACCTGGGGTTTGCCTATATTGCTCCTTTCTACAACAGTAAAAAGAAAATTAATGAAGCTCAATTTCAAATGGGTTACAAAGGGTATATCCAGTTGGCCATGCGCACAGGTCAATATAAGACCATTAATGCTAGTGAAATTTACGAAGGCGAAATTAAACACCATAACAAACTTACTGGCGAGTTCGAATTAGGCGAGCGAACTGGTGATAAAGTAGTTGGTTATATTGCTTATTTCAAGCTCATTAATGGCTTTGAAAAGTATTTATATATGTCTAAAGAAGATGCGGAAGCACACGCTATAAAATATTCTCAAACATATAAAAGGGGATTTGGCCTTTGGAAAACAGACTTTGACGCCATGGCCATTAAAACAGTACTCAAACGTTTGCTAAGTAAATATGGCATTTTATCTGTTGAAATGCAGAGTATGGCTAATGCAATTTCTGTCGATGGAGCGGTAATTCGTGATAATAATGGCGAGCTTACCCCTGATTTCGAAGGTGAAACTATCGATGTTCAATCTGATGTAGCAGAAACCATCGCTAATAATGCAAATTCTGAAGCCATTGACATTGAACCTGGTCCTGCCAGTGAATTCGTTAATCCTGAAACTGGTGAAGTAGTCAAAATGTTCGGTGATTAATTGTGATTAGTATTCAAGCATTCGGTAGTAGCTCAAAAGGGAACTGCTACCGAATCAAAACCTCAACTAATGGTGATGAACTGCTACTAGATGCAGGGTTATCCTTTAAAGAAATCCAACGGTATTGCCGATTTAATTTCTTACATCTATGCGGCACATTACTCACGCATCAACACGGAGACCATAGCAAGGCTGTAAATGATCTATTAAAGCTAGGTCACCGGGTATACATGTTAAAAGATACTGCAGACGCATTATATGTAGCAAGGCATCATAAAGCCATCTATATTACACCTAAGGTTCAATTTACAATAGGTAATTTTAGTATTCTACCTTTTGAATTAGAACACGACGTGCCTAATGTTGGTTTTTTGATTTCTGACGGTGAGGAGAAGCTGTTATATATTACCGACACCTATTATTGCCGGTACACATTTAAAGATGTGAATCATATCATGGTTGAATGCAACCATTCCTATGAAATACTAAATCAGCATGTAGAAGCTGGTTACCTGGATGAAAAACGAATGGAACGATTAATTCAATCGCACTTTTCGCTAGAAAATGTTATTAAATTCCTAAAATCTATGGACCTAACTAAGTGCCAAGATATACGACTACTACATTTATCAGATAGCAACTCAGATGCAGAAACATTCAAACGAGCTGTTCAAGCTGCTACCGGCAAATTAGTAATCGTAGAACAAGAAAGGAGTCCTTTATGATCATTAAATCAATTCAAATCAAAGATAATGATATCAGTATTGCTTATCAGAAACCATCTGCTACAGGGTTAACGGATGTATTCACGCTAAAATCTAAGGATGATCCACGTCCTGAACTGCTGCAAGCATTCAGCAAACTGCAGTCTATTGTGAAGAAAAATTTTGAATTTCTGGAAGAATTTAAAATCCCATTTTTGGTAAATACATTTAAATTTAAGTATGGCGATATTGAAGACCTTATTAGCCATGTTGGTGTCGAAGGTATCGTGTCTGATATGAACACACCTAATGAATTTAAATTTAAAACAGGCTGGTTAAATGTTGAATATGCAGACTCTACATTTGCGATCTCCGTTCAAGACTTAATCGATGAATGCGTAAGGTTTATTATGGGACGTCGAGCCCAGGATAGTTTGTTTAACGATAATGAAGAGTGATAGAGATGGCAAAAAATCAATCATACTACTTTAGTCATGACATCAATGCGAGTAATGATCCTAAAATCGCTGCTATGATTTCAGAATTAGGAATGATTTCCTATGCATGGTGGTGGATATTGATTGAAAAATTAGCCGCAGCAGATGACTATAAATTGCCACTAAAAAAATATACATTTGTTGCTTTGGATAATGAACTAAAAATGAATGATGAACAAATTTTAACAAGTGTTCAACAAGTGTTCAACAAAAATCAACACGTGTTGGAACAAAATTCAATGTGTTCATTTTGTTCATTTTTGTTAATTTATTTGTTGATTCATGACTACGAATTATTGGACTGCGATGACGAATATTTTTGGTCGCCAAGCCTAATTCGAAGGTTTGAGTTTAAAAAAGTGAAAGAGGAAACTATCCGCGAAAAACGTAGGTTGGCGGGCCTTAAAAGCGCGGAGTCTCGCAAAGCAAAAAAACAAAATTTAACACATGTTCAACAAAATCAACTAATAAAAGAAAAGAAAAGAAAAGAAAATAATATAGAGAGAGATACGCGCGCGCGTGAAGATGAAAATCCTCTATCTATGTTTAAAGATGATGAAGTAAAAAATAAACCCATTTACGAATTGTATATGAAATCAATTGGAGTTGTATCACCTACCATTAAAGAGCGGTTAGATGATCTAGTTGAATCATATGGCAAAGAACGAGTCATTGTTGCTATTAATACCACAGCGGATAACGGTGGCAATAGTATCAAGTATGTTGAAACTGTCACGGCAGGGAATCTAAAGCAGGAGGTGCAAAAGGATTTTGGAGCAAGCAAATGTAACAGCAATGTTAGAGGCGTGTCTCGAAAAAATTCGAGAAAGGACGAAGACGTCGACTGGGAAAAAGAATATCAAAGAGTCCACGGTAAAAAATGAGTTCTTTTATCCAATCTATGATAAACCAGTAGTTATCCAAACAAACGTCAATACCACATATGCCGCTGTCGGAATCCCAAAGCGGTATTATGATATGGATTTCGACTGGTTACGCAAATACGGTAGCTTTCCAAAAGAGAACGCTGAAGCTTACGACGTGGTTAAGAAGTACTCTGATAATTTGAAAACTAATCTTGATTCCGGTAAGGGCCTCATATTAAGGGGCCCAGCTGGTACCGGCAAGACATCGATTGCGGTAAGTATCCTAAAACAGGTTATGGAGTTAGGTAAAGGGTGTCTAATGATTTCAATGCCTAATTTATTAGACACCATGCTTACTTTATCTAAAGGCGACAATGTAGCTTATCTAAGATTTGAGCAAAAACTGCGGAATATCCCTCTCTTATTGCTCGATGATTTTGGTGCGGAGTATTCCAAGTCTGATTGGGTACCATCTAAGGTTGAAAGCATCATTATTGATCGCTACAACCGGATGAAGCCTATCATTCTTACGACGAATTATAGTGATGCCTGGACTGAAAAGAATTATAGTCAACGGGTGTATGACCGCCTACGCGGTGAATATGCTGTGGCTATATTCAATGGAGAGTCTCACCGATGAGAATCATATTACGATGTCGGTTTAGATTTCGAAAGAAAACCCATGACCGGTTTCCAACACTGAATGAGTATATTGACTGTGAACGTGGCTCAACTATCGCAGCTGCTGCCATGAAGAAAAAATGTACTGAACAGGTTAAAGAACAATGTCTATCGCAACAGATACAACCTGTTAATGGGAAAATAGACCTACTGTTTGAATGGCACTCTTCAACTAGGCATGACCCTGACAATGTAGCATTTGCTAAGAAATTTATTCTTGATGGGCTACAAGCTGCTGGAGTTCTAGAAAACGATAATCGAAAGTTCATCGGTACTATGGCTGATGAAATCATTCAGGATGATGCAGACTATGTAATCTTACACATTACGGAGAACATGAGTATATTTTTATGATTTTTGAAACGATTAATCCTTTTGAGTGAGGTGGTAATAAATGTATACGGTAGTATTAATAGAATGCAATGGCAGCGATAACGTAGGGTGTTATGGCTCATACAAAACAATAAATGAGGCACAAAAGGCAAAAAATGAATTTGAAGAAGAACAAATAAAATTCATGCAAAACCTAACCAGTGAGCAATTCTCTAAATTTATTGAAGAAATGCCGGTTATTGTAAAGAATTATTCTCGCATTATGAGTGTTTCATATATTTTGCAAAATTGTTGTGGGTAAACAATATAGTGTAAATACTGATGATATTAATTATTTCTTATGAAGCTGGTAAAAACAAATTCGGACTAAAACACAAAATAAATGATAAAGGGGGAAACATATTTGAATGAATATGATATTGAGAGAATCACTAAGCTGGCCACAGAGGTGGCAACTAAAACTTACTATGAATTAGCCAAACAAGAAAATGCTCAACTAGGTCGTAAACTTCGACACAACACGATCAAGTTATTAAAACATTACAGTCAGCTGCAGTCTTATGTAGACAACGCTATCTCGGATTCGACACAAGCCGAGGATATATGGCTCAATGAACTGCTAGTTGATATGTTTGACGACAACAGCATAGTAAGGGTAAATGCTATTGTTAAGAGCAAAGAAAAAACAGCATTGATGATGAGGCATGTGAATAACATGCTAGACATCTATGCTGAGAAGTGCAGCGAAAAACAGTTTAAGTATTGCGAGTGTATGCGCAGATATTATATTAATGGGGAGACACTAGAGCAGATAGCTGAATCTTTTCCTGAAAAACCGGATGTACGTACCATCAAACGCTACATCGCCAGAGGGATTGAAGAATTATCCGTATTGCTTTGGGGTGTTATTGGGTTGAATACAAAAATAGCTTAATAAAATTGTCCCAAAACTGTCCTAGACCTGTCCTTCTTGACAAAGTATAATGATAGTGTGAGTTAATGGGTAAACAAATACTATCTCTCTCAACGACACAGTGAAACCTAGAACACTAAAGCAAAAGACCACTTAATCTATACGGTTAGGTGGTCTTTTTGTATACAAACTTAAGGAGGCGAGGTGAATACGATTGACTGATGTGTATTGTGAAAAGAGAAGATGCTTAAACAATGTTAAGGGTTGGTGTAAAGCGAATGGAATTCACATTGATCATATGTGTAAATCGTATGTACCATCACACTCTTTAATTAAAACTAAAACAGCAAAAGTTCATAAAGAACGTGGTAAGTATAAACAAAATAAAGGTGTATTGAAGTAATGAGCATAGAGCGTCCGTTGAAGGACGTTTTTTTATTGCCCAAATTTACATTATCAATATTGATTATAATTGAGAAAATGAAAATTTGGAAAAGGTACTCCCTAGAGCAAAAACCGCCGCTGGTCGGGCCCGCGCGATAGGTGTCTCTGTGTAGGAGAAATTTTCCTGTTGAAAGTTGAATGTCAAGAGACAGAAAGGAGGTCGACAATGGCCGACGCAAAACCGAGAGTCAAATTCAATACCGCAGGCGATTTACTCGTATCAAGTGCTCAGCTTTGTGACCTTCTACGAGTAACCCCTGAGATTATTTCCAGGCACCATAAATCAGGGATGCCGAAAGCTGCCACAGGGTGGTGGAATCTTAGAGAGGTGCTCGCATATCTCGGACATGCCAAAGGGGATAAAGCAAAAGACCAATCTGCAGCCACTCGAAAGTTAGTTGCTGAAGCTGACTTAAAAGAGTCTAAAGCAGCACGTGAAAAAAAGCTTCTTGAAATATTAGAGGGTGAATACATATCTCGTGCAGATGTTGCTAAGGAATGGTCTGGGCGAGTACTCGAATTGAAATCGTCATTTACTAAATTGGCGAAACGAATTGCGAGTGAATTCACGGATCCGGAGGAACGGGCGAATGTAGAAAAGGTGGTGAATGACGTTGTCGAAGACTACCTCGAAAGCTACGCGCGCAAAGGTGAGTACACGCCGGAAATCAAAGTCAGTCGAAAAGCAAAGGCCAAAGGTTGATTGGTTTCCTGAAGAACTTGAAGCGTTCAAACCCCCAGAACGATATACGGTTTCGGAATGGGCGGATAACTTCAGAGTGCTAACGAGTGTATCTGCAGAACCTGGCAGGTGGCGTACTAATCGAACGCCTTATCTCAAAGAGCCTATGGATAGATTCACTGATCCACTAATTGAAAAGATAGTCCTTTGCTTTGGTGCACAGTTAGGTAAGACAGAAACAGAACTTAACATGATAGGGTATGCACTAGACCAAACATCCTCCCCTACCATGATGGTGTATCCAACAGATACCATCGCTAAGTTCGCTAGTGATAAGCGTGTGCAACCTATGATTAAATCTGTCAAATCAATTAGTGACAAGTTCGATGAGAATAGTAAATTGCTGGAGTTAGATTTCAACAATGGAAATTACATGGTGCTTGTGGGAGCGAACTCTCCAAGTAGCCTTTCAAGTCGATCAATCAAATATCTATTCTTTGATGAAATTGACAAATACCCCGCCTTTGCAGGTAAGGAGGCAGACCCAATCAAACTGGCGACGGAACGTACAAAAACGTTCGTCGATAAAAAAATTGTGATGGTGTCTACTCCTACGGTCGAGTCGGGTAATATTTGGCAGGCGTTCATGAGTGCAAATGAGCGCCGACAATATTACGTGCCATGCCCGCATTGCGGGGTGTCGCAAGTCCTCAAGTTTAAACAGATAAAATGGCCTGAAGAACACAACGATAATTCGGACATGATACGTGATACAGCGTACTACGAATGTGAACACTGCGGAGAACGTATTTACGATAAGCACAAAATGGAAATGTTAAGAAGTGGTGAATGGAGAGCGGTAAACGAATCGCAAAGTAAAGTCCGATCGGTATCGTATCACTTATCGTCGATATATTCGCCGTGGGTCACATTCGGAGATGTTGCTTATGAGTTTAAGAATTCCAAAGGCACGCCAGCTACATTAATGAACTTCATCAATTCGTGGCTAGCTGAACCTTGGAAAAGTTCTAAAACTAAAAGCACACAAAATTTGGAATTTACTCAATCTAACTATCCGTGTGGTGTTGTGCCGGATAAAGCAGTATTGCTTATCGCTTCGGTTGACGTACAACTTGATCACTTCTGGTGGGAAGTAAGGGCGTATGCACCTGGTGTTAAATCCTATCTTATCGATTATGGACAGGCAAGCACATGGGAAGATTTAGAGGAAATCATCATTAACAGAGAATATCCATCAGAGTATGGCGAAGCTCGACAGGTGATGAAAGCTGGTGTCGATTCAGGCTTTAGAACAGACGAAGTATATCAATTCTGTTCCAGGTTCCCAGAAGTCTGTATACCTCTTAAAGGTTCCTCGAATCATACGACTATGACGGCACCATACACAATGACATCATTAGAAAAGGGCGTTGTCGGAGGATTGAAGTTGTATGTATTAAATACTGACTACTGGAAAGACTTCGTATTTGCAAGAATGGTAAGACCAGTAAACGAGGAAGGCACGATCCATTTGTATAAAGATTGTCCGCAAGAGTACTCCGACCATCTAAGGTCAGAAGAAAAGCAAGAAATCAGAAATGTGAAAACGGGTGCGGTAACGGTGCAATGGAAACCGCTTACCAGTCATCCTGTCAATCACTTACTTGATACATGCACCTACAATGCTGCTGTAGCAGATATTGCGGGTGTTAAATATCTAATTGAACCAGAAGCTTATGAAGAAACTGAGGAAGTTGAAACCTACGAAGATTACGGCGGAGGCATAGGCAATACAGGGCATTGGTTTAGATAGGAGGTGAACCATGAGCGATGTAAATGAACAACTTGAACGTGTCCGTCAAGTGATTGAGGATATCGAAACTAAAGGGTATTCTGAATTGCAAATTGGCGGTAAGCGATTCAAGGCAATTGACTTACCTGTACTATATGCACGAGAACAAACGCTAATGCAACGTGTACATGAGGAGTCAAACGGGTATCAAACGGATGCATTCGTAACATGGGGTGGGCGATGAATATTATAGATAAAGTAATAGGATGGGTGAGCCCACAACGTGCATATGAACGCCAAGCCTATCGTGATGCATTACGTCAATATGATGCGGCATCAATGGATAGGTTAAGCAGTGATTGGCAACCTGCATATGGTACAGCCGAGCAACTTGCAACAGGTTCGCGTGATATTATCCGTGGACGTGCAAGAGCGGCAGAAATGAACAGCGACTTAGCTGAATCAGCAGTTATTGCGTTGTTACGAAATGTAATCGGCGCGGGTATTATTCCACAAGCGAAAGTTAGAAATCGTAACGGTAAATTAAACAACGAACTTAACAAGAAAATCGAAAAGGCCTGGGCCAAATGGGCTGAACCTGAAAACGCTGACATTAGGGGTATTTCAAACTTCTATGAATTACAAGAAATGGCGCTAAGACGGATGGTGTACGACGGGGAAATTCTAGTCAATAAGACTTCACAAGGCACGTACTTACCATTATCCATTCAGTTGATAGAAGCTGAAAATATCGGCGCAGTAAGCATCACACATGGTAAGAATAACATCATCAATGGAGTTGAGGTTACCGAACATGGCAGGCCAGTAGCTTACCATGTGAGTCAAACTGATCCAATGGGGTTGCGTTCCTTTGATACAGTTCGATTAACCACTGACCAGGCATTTTTGTTGTTTAAACCTAAACGACCTTCACAAATTCGAGGTATAAGCCTATTGGCTTTAGTTTTACGCCGAATACACGATATCGACGAATACATGGATGCGGACTTGATTGCAGCCCGTGTAGCAGCGTGTTTTAGCATTTTTGTAACGTCTCAAAATCCAGCAAGAAAAACTGAGATATTGCCCCGAGATAAAAAAGGTAGACCCAATATGACAATGGCACCGGGCATGGTTAGACATCTCAGCCCTGGTGAATCGATTGCGTTTGCAGACCCTAAACGTAATGCAGGAACTGCAAGCGAATACTCGGCAACTCAGACTAGACGTATTGC